TCACAACATGGATTTGCGTTGCTGCTCCGCTCGAGATGCGCCGATGGCAGTTTCAACCTGCTTGACCTCTTCAGGGGGAGGCAGGACTGCTGGCATACCCAAGCTCTGGATCCACAGCTCGCGGCACCACCCCTTGGTGTGATACAGGTGATGGTCTTCGTCCTTTTCCACACGAGCGTGGGCCTCCTTGAGAACCTTGCCCGTTTCACCTGTAGCCACCTCGGCGACCTTGCCCAGAAGCTCCCAGTTGGCGTGGTCCTTGGTTTCAGCGTGGACCACGCATTCGCATGCCACGAGTTGCGCGGCGGCCGGATTACCGGACTTCAATGCCAAATCCATAGCCTTCACAAGCGACAGGCCAATGTGCTTCACAACTCCCCGGGAAGGTACATCCTCGTCAGCATTTATATTAAGTAATTCGCACGTTGTACGCACTACGTTTTGATGATTAAGTGTTTCCTCAAGATATTCTTCCCATTCTTTTTTTAAATCTTCATTAATTGCACAGGTCAGAGCTTTTCGATATACCTGCTCACCTCCAAGCTCAGTCTCCATCATTTGCAGAAGAAGATCCTTCAATTGTTTCTCATCATATCGAGGTTTAGCCATTTTATTACTCCAAACTTAAATACTTCGGTGCTTAAGATTGAACCAGCTGCGAGGCAAAATTCGTAGGCATAAACTGATGAGTGCGTAGTGATTTTCATCTTCATTCCGTGAGTCGTTTCCTTCAATAAAATAACTATCAAGAAAAAGATAATTTAGAAAGATCAAAACTGGCGAGCATTAAATTCGCGGTAACTAAGAGCCCTGTCAAGCCGAGCCCCGCCTTACTCCTAAAAATGCCTGAGTGTTGCGTTTACCGCCTCATTCAGCGCACGCATGGAATTTTCAATCTCTAAATTGATAGCCTTGACTTGGTCGCGCTTGTCAGGAGCATCTCCAGCCTGGATCGCCCGGCGGTACTTGCGAAGGTCGGAGATCTTCTTGTCCAGCGCTTTCGATGCGTCATGAGCCCTGGCCAGCGGTACATCCGCCAGCACCGCATCAGCATCTTCGCCGCGCTGGATCCTGGCTTTGAATTCGTTCTCGCTGATGTTTATACGCTTGAGGTTCTCGTAGTAGGCGTTGCTCTGGCCGTTGGCGCCGCGCGTGTTCCCATAGAGCCGGCCGGCCAGAACAACTTGGTGCGGCGCCAGTTCCTCGCCAGTGAAGGCGGACGTGGCCATGGCTACGGCCTTGTTCACCTCGCGGCCCACGCCGCCAGTGATCTGTTCCACCAAGTACTCGATGGCCTCCGGCGTTGGGCTGGCAGCGCCGGGCCGCCATTCGTTGCCGCCCGTCGCGGCATTGGCCAAGGAGGCCAGCCAGCGGTAAGGCGTCGCAGTCGAATCCTTCACCCGGCTTGCACCTGGCGTCGGTTCGTTTGAATTCCGGTCCTCTCGGTAGATCTCCCGGCCTGTCCAGTCCTTGTTGCGAGCCAGGGCCAGCGCAGGATCGAACCAGGTGGGCGATGCCATCTGCCCCAGATCAGCAGACCCACCCAGCGGGTTGTAGGCATCGAGGGCCAGCACAGCCATGTCCAGGACGTGACCCATTCGGCTCTTGGTCGGATCGTCGTGCACGGCCATCTCCACGATGGTCCGCCCGATGTTGGGGAACACATGGAACCCCAGCGGCAGCGGTATGGCCACATAGTCCTGCCGGCCCAGCGGGATGATGATCGCCCGTTCCTTCACAAACTCGGGGATCTTCTTCCATTCGTCGTCTGCTCCATCGCCGCCACCCATCATGAGGTAGCCGGCCATGGCCGACATCATGCCCAGGGCCACGCCACCCATCATGATCTTGCGCCCGGCAGGACCCGCCAGCGTCTCCAGCATGCGCTTGTTGCCCTGGATCGCCGCATTCAGAAATGCAAAATGCGCGCCCACCACGGAGGTGTTGCGGCCCTTGCGGTTGAAGTTCACCGTGATGTTCTTGGCGATACTCGCGGCCTCCTGGCGGCTGATGCCCTGGTCCAGGGCAGCCTTGTAGACGCCGAGGCGCGTTGTGGCTTCCAGGGTTTCATTGAAGTCCGACAGCCAAGCCAGCAGCGCGCGACCGCCGGCGACAACCGATGTGCCCTGGCCAGCCTGGTCCAGCGCCTTCTGCAGTGCCTTGGCACGGTCCTTGGGATCGGCATGCAGATCGCGGTAGCCCGTCGTGCCGCCATCGAGCTGCAGTTGCTCCCACAGCTGCGCCCATTGGCCGGTGGGTGCGCCCTCTTCCTTGCGCTCGCGGCGCAGCTCCTTGTAGATGGCGCGCGTGTTTCGCCGGATGTTGCGGAACACCTCGGCTTGCTTTCCGGCCAGGGGCGTGGTGGAAAGCTGCAGCATCGCACCCTGCAAGTCGCGCGCCAGGTTCATGACCCCGAACACAGGGTTGTACTGGGTGTTGACCGAGGAGAACCACCGCGTGATCCATGCCGCAATCCGCGTGAAGCGGTCCAGTTCCATGGCATCCAGGTTCTTCATGGCGATGGCGAGGCGCACGGCCTTCTCGTTGCGCTCGTTGAAGACGATGTACCGATCCTTGCCGCCAATGCGCACCGTCACCACGTTGTCGCGCGCCTTGGCGCCCTGATCCACCATGGTTTTGACCAGGCCCGTGTCCGGGTCCAGCGCCTTCTTCTTGGGCAGTTCCAGGCTCCAAAGCTCTTTGTCAGGGTTCTGAGCGGCAAGCAGGTACATACGCTTGACCACGTTGTTCTTTTCGCCGCGAGTCAGCGCCGCCTCTCGCTGCATGACGACGTGGCTCAGGATGTTGGTCACTCGCTCGTTCGAGCCCGTGCGCCTCTTCGATGCATCGCCCTTCGTGCTGAAACCCTGGCCGATGGGATGGGCCTTGCTGTCCGGATGGGCTTCGTCCCGATGGAGAGGCACATAGTGCTGGTAGGTCTTGCGCCAGGCCGACAGCGTGGCCTGGTCCATGAGCCCATAGCTCTCCAGAGTCTTCAGGGTGCCCTCGTTGATGCGGTCCACGCGCGCGGCCAACTCGTCCAGTACCTGACGCTGCTCGGGACTGTAGCCGTCCATGATCGCCTTGGCCTCGGCATCGCTCATGCCCGACAAGGACAGGCGCTCCTCCTCGGTGCCGTCGAAAGCCTCGGCGCGGTCCCAGCGGTCCTGGTCTATGAGGGCCTGGCCCAGCGCCTTCTGCACGGGGCCGGAGGCCAGGCCGCGGGCCTGGGCGCGCTGCAGTTGGCGGCGCAGATCTTCCACAGTCTTCGCGGCCGCATCGCGCTGGCCTTGCAACTGCTGGGTGCCGGGATTGCGCTCGGCCATGACACGGTTGGCCTCGGGCGCATGCCGTGCATGCAGGAAGCGCTCCAGCTCCTCGATGGCCACCTTGGCCTCATTCATGCGCTTGAGCAGCGGCCTCACCTCATCGCGCAAGAAGTTGCCGGCGCGCTTGGCAACGCGCTTGTGGTACAGCTCCTCGCCCCGGTAAGCGTCATTCGTCTCGCTGACGGTGCCGTTCAAGGCCTTGATGTGTTCCTGGATGCGCTTGAGGTCAATGAACTTGTCCTGCCAGGAATACAGGAAGTCATCAACGGAGCGGTAGCCGGTGAGGTCCGCCACCTTGTCCTGCAGACGGCCCAGACGGCCCTTGGACTGCGCTGGAGTGGCCGCGCCGGAAGCGGGGCCGCGGCTGTAGAAAACTCGGCGGCTGCGGCTGGGATCGGTTAGAACTTGTGCGTGCCGCTCAGCAAACTCTCCCAGTAGGGAGCCTCGCTGCCTTCGATCTCCTTGGTCCTGGCCGCCCGCTCGGCGTAGAAGGGCACGCCAGACAGCCGCTCGCGCAATTGTTCGCCAGCCAACTTCCGCTTCTCCTGGCGCGCTTCCATCCACTCGACGTCTTCTTTCGATGGATTGTCCAACCAAGCCAGCCAATTGCTGTCTTGATAGTTGCTCCCCGGAATTGGAAAGTCGGAACGATCCGCGCTCTGTGTCATAGTCAATCTGGTTGGAGGTTGGGAAAGCATTATCCGTGGCAGCCACACTCGCCGCAATCATGCGCTCCACATTCCCCACGTCATCCCCATAGACCCAGCGCAGGCCCGGCACACCGTGACCGCCGCGCACTTGGTCGGGGTGCGGCGCCAGGTGGCGTGTGGTGCCGAGCTTCAAGGCGCTGGACAGCATCTGCTCCAGCCGGCGACGCAGCGCGGTCTTGCTCAGCCCGTGAGGATCGCCGATGAAAATGCTGTCCGTGTTGTGCGCGAAAGTGGCGGCGATGCTGTACGCCATGGCACCCGAGTCCCCCCGGGACAACTTGGACACGTCCAGCCACACGTCCGTGGTGGGAGGCACATCCTCCGGGTTCTCGCCGGGCCTGCCGGCCACGGCCTCCATGCCCTCCGCCGTGTAGAGCATGTCGTAGACCTGCTCTCCGTAGGGGTTGGGCTGGCGCACCGACAGCGTGGCCTTCTTGCCATCTGGCATCTTCAACGTATATTCCTGCCGGCCTGCAATGCTCACCGGCTTGCTCACCTCGATGTCCGGAGCGTGTTCCTTGGCGATGGCCTTCAGATCCGTTTGCTTCGACTTCGGGAAGGTGAACAGGTCGTCCAGCTGGGACAGCTCCTGCAGCGCCCGGCGGCCCGAGCCGCTATCCAGGCTGAACTTGGGCCTTTCCGACGATGCCGATGCAGCAGCCGCCGCGCCGCGCTCCACCCAGTGCCGCGCCGGCAGGATGAAGTCGCGGATGATTTCCGCGTCCGTAATGGCTAGGTCGCGCAGCGCGGGCACATGGGCGCGCAGCCAGGCGCGAATGGCGGCCACGGCGCGGCGCACGAAACCCAGCTGCGGCTGTGTCTCGGCCATCTCGGCCAGCACCTCCTCGGCCGCGTAGCGCCGGCCCACCAGGTCGTCCAGCTCGCCATACTCCTGCAGCTTGGCGCGCACCTCGCGGGGGCGGGCCACGATGATCTGGTCCAGCACCGCGTCCAGCTTCTCGCCGAAGGCACCGCGCAGACCGTGGTGGCCGAGCGCCTCGTGGTAAAGCACGCGGGCAGCTTCCTCAGGCGTGGCCAGCTGGCTCGCTACCAGGTAGACCTCGCCATCGAAATAGAAGCCCTTGGGCACGCCCTCCGCGCCCTCGGCCGCCTGCAGTTGGTCAGCATCACGGGCTTCCTGGGGCACGTGCGGGTCCTGCAGGTCGAACACCACATTGATGCGCGGTGCGTTGGTCCAGGCCTGGCGCACTTCGTCCACGACCTTCTGCACGCGCGCCATGGGCGCCTGGGGCGCACGGCGCGCGCCCGCCGGCACCGCGCCACCAGCGATGCGCAGCAGTTCCTGCGCCAGGTCTGCCGTCATGGTGGGCGAGACGGAACTCTCCGCGCGCTTGAAAGGCACGCCCGCCGGCTGCTCAGCCCCTTCCTCAAAACGGGACAGCTCGCTGCGCGTGACGGACAGATCATCCTCGGGATACCAATAGATGTTCACCTTGTGGGCCTGGTTGCCGGTCTTTCCGCCGCCCACATGCGCAAACCCGCGATAGCCCATGTCCTCCAGGTTGTAGCGAATGCCATCGAAGCGCTCCTGCAGTTCGTCCGCACTCACGCCTTCGTAGCGAGACTCGGCGCGCGCCTCATCGAACAGCTGGGCCAGCGTGGTGATGCGCTCGCCCGTTTCCGTGTTTTCATCGCGGGCTAGGTCGTCCAGGACGCGCTTGGCCATGGACTGCACCTCAGGCTCCATCGGAGCATTCATGTCATACAGACGGACAGGGGAGTGCTCGGCAATCTCATACAGCGTGGGCTCGCCGCCCTGCCCTTTGCGGGTGTAGCCGGCGGCGATGTCGGCGGCGTCTGTGGTGTAGAAACCCTGACCGTAGATGTTGAGAACGTTGCCGCGATAAACGCCATCGTTGGTTGGCCCGCCTTCGGGCAGCGGGCGGCTGGTGCCATGCAGGCGAACGCCTGTGCCGCGCGTGTCACGCAGCTTGGGCCGCTGGCTCGCTGCAGGTGCTGCAGGTGCTGCAGGTGCTGCAGGTGCTGCAGGTGCTGCAGGTGCTGCAGCAGTCTCAGGTCGCGCAGGCGAACCGGCAGCCGGTTTGTCGAAAACTCCCTGCTGGCCGCTCAGGGCATCCTTCGCGTCTTGGTCCAACTGGAAGTTTTCAGCGCTGGCGGCCTGGCGCTCGGCCACTTCCTTGCGTTCGCGCTCGGCTCGCGCGTCCGCATCTGCCTTGGCATCATCGCGTGCACGGCTGTTCTCGGCCTGCTCCTGCTGGGCCTGCTGTGCCTGGATCCCGTCGGGGGTGTAGCTGGAAAGCTCCAGCACGGGCGCTACGGCGCCGCTGTCGGCGTCGGCTTCTTGCTCTGGGCGGTCTGCGCGATCTCCAGCAGCTGCTCGCCCTCCTCCGTCTGGCTCTTGTCGCCGTGTTTCTGGCCCTGCTGCATCAGCACGCTCCCCAACAGCATCGCTGCCAGGGGGTTCTCGGCTGCCTTGCGGGGCTGGGACTGGGGCTTGCTGGGAGTCGGTGCTTGTGTCATTGGATTGCTGTGTGCTGGGTTGGCCGCTCAGTGCGGCAAGAATCGCGGCAGGGCCTACCTGCTCGCCGAACATGTCACCGCTGGCCGAGGTCGCCAACGCAGCGCCCATGTATGCGCGCAGGGACTCCACCAGGCGGTCACGGCCCACGGGCCGGGTCAGGTAATGCCCGCTGTACAGCAGGCGCAGCATGCCCACGGTCAGCGCATCGGGCACGTCGCCCGTCAGCATGTCAACCTGCTGGACGGCATCGTGCAGCGCCGCGCGCTCGCGCCGGGCCTTCTGCACCAGGCGAATGGCCTGCAGCAGGTTCTCGGTCACGTCCACCTCGGCATTGATGGCGCCGCGCTCGGCCGCCAGGCGCAGGTTGGCCCACTCTCCAGCTACGGTTTTGAGGGATTCGCCGATGGCGCGGATGTCGTTGTCGGTGGAGCCGAACAGCGATTCAACAAGGTCACCATCGCCGTAGGCCTTGTGCACCAGAGCCGCCTGCAGGCGGGTGACGCCGGCCGGTGAGAGCGCGCCGCTCGCATCCATCATGCCGGCGACATCCTGGCCATGCTCCTGCAGTTTGCCGATGAATGCCCGCGCGAAATCCCGGTTGGCGGCACTGTCCAGGGCGCCGCTGTCGAACACCTCCAGCACGCCGTCGTCCACCAGGGCCGCGTCGGTGGCGGCCTGCTCTGTGGCGGACAGGCCCAGGGCCTGGCTCTGGCTCTTGGCGCCCATGTTGACTTGGTTGTCCTTCTGGGAATACAGGCGCACCAGCACCGGGGCCTGCATGCCGGCGATGGCGGCCGGATCAATGCCGTGCATGGCGCTGTCGGCAGCCAGCTCCTGCCGGTAGGCGTCGGCCGTGCCGCGCTCGTAGGCAGCGCGCAGGCCCGCCGTGCGACCGTTGTTCAGGGCCTTGACCGTGCCCGGGTGCGCTGCGTCGAACAGCGGATTGACGGCGCCGTCCGCGAAGTTGGACGGCTGCACGTCGGCTGCCTCCATCACCGCATACCGGAACGGCACGCGCTGGCCGTCGCTCATCACGGCCACGTCGGCACGGCCCAGCACCTGCGCGGCGTCGGCCTGGTCGCCCACGGCGAACACCATGGGTGCGCCGGATTCGGGGCTGCGCGAGACGCCGAGCCGCAGATAGTCGGGGTTCTGGGCCATGCCCTGCATCTGCACCACGCTGGCGGGCCGGCTGCGGTCGCGGTTCTGGATCTCCTGGGCCGGCGTGCCGGCGGCGCCCGTGCCCTCGGGGTTGGTGCCGGCGCGGCGCGTCTTCACGGCGGCCCATTCGTGCTGCAGCTGGTCCCAGATGGGCGTGCCCCGGCGCAGGGTGGCCACCTTCTCGCCGCGCTCGTGCACGAACTGGGGCCAGGTCTTGGACCGCACTGCACCAGGATCAAACGCCGGGGCCTGTCCGGCCGCAGCAGCTTCGGCGGCCACGGCCTGGGGCTCATCGCCCAGGGCTTCCAGCTCGGCCTCGCGCGCAGCATCCTGCTCCAGGCGCTGGGCCAGTGCTGCACGCTCCTCCTGCTGCACCGGGTTCAGGCCCATGGTGCTGTCGATCACCTCCAGCTCGGCCAGGCGCGTGGCAGCCGTGGTGCTGTACATGGATTCGGGCGTGCCATCGGGCTGCTGCACGCGCTGCTGCTCGGCGTGCTGCTCCGTCTGTGTCGGTACCGGGGCAGGCGCAGTTGCAGCGCCGTCGCGCTGGCCAGCATCTGCGGTCGTGGCCACGTCCGTGACCGTGTTGCCTTCGGCATCCTTGTAGGTCACGTCGATGACCGTGTTGCGCCCGCCAGCATCCGCCTGGCCGCCCCTACGATCCTTCACGCCGGCCACCACGCCGCGCGCTGCACCTGGTGCAGATCCGCCCAGCGCGCCCAGCACGAAGTTGGCAGCCGAGTCCTCGCCGATTTCTTTGCCGTGGGCAACGCTCTTGGTGCCCAGGTCCGAGGCCACGCCCTCCGTCAGCTCCTGCGTGCCCTCCTCCAGCGCCGAGATGCCCGCGCCGGCCGCCGTCTTGCCGAGCACCGAGCGGCCGGCCACGCGGGCCAGCAGCGGGTCGAGGCCACCTGTCACCAGCTTGCCGGTGAAGCGGTCGCCGAACGTGGCCACCGCGCCCTGCAGCAGAGCCGAGGCGTCCTCGGCTCTGGCGCTGGTGATGCGCAGCGCCTCGTCGGGCGCTGCGCCGGCATCGATCATGCGGCGGTAAAGCGGGCTGGTGTCCAGCAGCTGCTCGTGCGACTGCTTGGCGATGAACTCCCGCGCGTTCTCCACGCCCTCGCCCGCTGCCATGGCGCCGCCCACCGCGCCGGCTGCGCCCGGGCTGCGCGTGGCCAGCGCCGTGGCCACCACGGGGAACATGCTGCCGAACACGTCAGCGCCCTGCATCAGGAAGCCGCGCACAGACGGGTCCTTGCCGAAGTCGATCTCGCCCTTGAGCAGGTTACCCGTGATCTGGGAATTGGCCACCGCGTCCTGCGTGGCCTGGCTGGTCGTGTCGTTGATGGCCTTCTGCGCATCGCGGCCGGCGCGGGCCAGCGTCTCGGCGCCAGGCAGGCGCACGCCCACGGCCGCGCGCTCCGCCTGCAGCTCGCGGCGGTCACGCTGCTGCTGCGTCATCGGGCCGTTGATGGCCTCGTCTGTGTCAATGCCCGGGATGAAGGCGCCGCCGGGCATGACCGTGGCGGGGTCGCCGCCGGCGCCGCTGCGCACTGTGGCGCGGATGCCCGACTGCGCAGCCTCGGGCACTGCAGCCACGCCAGAGAGGGCGGCGCCGCCCGCGCGCTTGAACACGTCGGTGATGGCATCGGCCACATAGCCGCCTATGCCCTGCGGCTTGGACTTGGGCACATCGATAGAGATGCCGCCCAGCTCGAACAGGTCAACGTCGCCAGTTGGGGCAGGGGTTGCCGTCTTCGCCGTTGGATCGATACCGGCAATCTCGAACAGGTCAACACCGCCATCGGCGGTGCTTTGGGGGGTCTGGGGCATGCATTACCTCGCGGATGGAACTCCGTCGAGGCTGTCAGGCTTGGTACGCTAAGTGCCCGCAGCCACCCCAAAAATAAAAAAGCCCGCATTCTGCGGGCTTAAGGCCTAGGTTCTTTTTCCGAAGTCAACCGAAACTACACGGCCGCTGATTCTATTTTGCCGTATATCTTTAGGCATAGGACTGGGGAAATTCACAACCTCGGCATCGCGACCCAAAAGATATCCTTTGGGAAGTCCAGTTAATTCTTCCAAGTCACTGCTTGCGAAAGGCAATTCTAAAAGAATTTGATCGCGAGTCTTTATTTTTTCATCGATCAGCATCTCCATACAACGTGCTAGAAATTTAGGCTGCTCTGGTAAAACCAAGTTGTCATGGGGCTCGCCTCCACGCCACCTTCTGTTGTATTGAATCATTGCGCGTTGATACTGAGTATCGGTTAGCGCACCATGACGATGGGAGTGAACTATCATTCCTTTAATAGAAGTTTTCCATCTCGGCTTAAGTGCTTCAAAAGCATCCAAAGTGGGCGCCCAAAGCTCTTTAAAATAGTCATCTCTAGGCATTAGAAATGCAGCTGCAAATCTATGAGCCTGTCTTTCCAAGATTTTAAAGTCCTCAGGTTTACCAAACTGTTTTTTACTCACACCAGGATGCAATATCAAGTGTCCTAACTCGTGAGATGCATCAAACCTAGAGCGAACACCGACACCAATATCTGATCCCAAAAATACATAGGGCCGTTCTCCGGGAAGCCATTCCGAGAAGGCATCCAAACCTTCTGCATGCAAAGGTCCTCTCGTGACGATGCATCCTTTACTTTCCAACAGCATCACGATATTCGGCGCGGGACCACCGGCAATTCCCCAATAATCTCGACATGCAGCAGCTGCTTGATCGATATTTTCTGCCGTTATTTCTCGAAAATCAGTTGGCAAGTCGATTTTTGGAAAATCAATATCTGGAAATTCCAAATATTCTTCTAGATATACAGCAATCTCTCTAAGCCAATCGTATCTAATTTCAGCACGATCTCTTGCAAATTTAGTTGCAGTGGTGTTTGAGCGCCATTTAGTGGCTCGCTCAACCTCCAAGGCAATTACTGGCTGGAAGAAAAAAGCAGGGGGAACTCTAAGGGTTTGCGAAAGCCTGTCGAATAAATCTGGCCGAGGAGTCTGTTTACCGTGCTCCAACTGAGAAATTGTTGAACTGCTAACCTCAACCAGTTCAGCCAACGAGACAGCTGTTAGCCCGCGCGCGCGCCGAGCTTGAGCCAAGCGCGCGCCTATAAAGGTGCGCAGAAGCGAAGTCATACCTTGCCACTTTCACCTGTCGATCCATCTTTGCGATTACGGCGCGGCTTGGGGCTGACATCGAATTTATCGCTATCAGTTGCCTCAGTATTTCGCATATTAGAGGCTTCTAAAATATCAGACAATTTGTAACGCTCAACATAACCAGAACCACTCTGATTGGGCAAAGCCACTTCCATGAAACTCCCCCCACCCTCGCCACCATATAATAATATTCCGTATATAGCATCTGCCAAAACAATTTCTTGTTTATCAATGCCGGCCTCATCATACCCAAACATATCTAATTGATCCAAAAACTCATTTAGCTCTGCAGCTTCTGAACGAAAAATGGCGCGGCGAACATTTTTACCGGGTGTTTCAACATATGAAGCAGTCAAAACAAAACGCCCAGCCTTAACCATGGTGAAAGAAGAGGAACCATTGGCGTTAGGCCGGGCATATGTTTCCAAACCAGCTTCGCGAGCCAGGCGGCGCACCGCAGTCTCAACCAAACCGCGACGAAAATGAGGGATCACATACTTAGCCTCAGGCTCCTCTATGAGCGGATGTCCCAGTGCGACTTGCTCTGCCTCTGCGCACAAGCGCGGGTAGCTGGACAGCAGACCAGCAGCAAACTGGGGCGGAATCGCCTCCACAAGAGCCTCAAACAGCTGGACGTTGGATTGCTTTTGCATCAGATACCCCGATCAACGAACGGTTTCAGTAAGATGCTTGCATTCTATGTTTTTTTTCAGTTTGGTGCGGATTTTTCCTAAATTTTTTCCACCCTTCTGGCATCCAGAGTGACCCCCTCGGGCTAGGCCGCCAAGACCTCATGCCAACCGCGAGCAAAGTTGATCTGGCCGCGCACGGCGGCCGGCATGCTGTCGCATCACTCTGTTTAAAGTGGTGCTACATGGCTGAAGCCTTGCCGTTCTAGAACGCGTCAGCTACTTGATGAGGCCCTGGGAACGCAGCTTGTTGCGCACCTGATCCTCAGTCATGCCGTACTTCTTGGCCGTCGTGGCAATGGCTTCCGGCGACATGGCTCCTTGCACGGCCGATGCCCGGCCGGCTTTCTCACCACGGATGCGCTTCACATCAGCGGCATTGAATTTCACCAGCCCCTCGTCCACGTCCCTAATGTTGGGGTTGTCGGCCATGAACTCCTGGAAGCGCCGCTCCTTGTCCATGTCGCGCTTCACTGTGTCCTTGTCACCCGGGAATCGGCCGGGGCTGGTTTCCCCAAATGCCTTCTGCACCTTCACAGGGTCATAGTCGTACTTGGCCTTGGCGTTATCAGCCCCGGGGGTCTGCATGATCCCCGCGCGCACCGCCCGGATCTGGGTGTCCGAAATGCTGGGGTTTGACTCGCGGGCCATGGCCTCGCGTACATCCCGCAGCTCGCGCTTGTCGTTGAGCCGCTCGCGGCGGTCCTCCATGGCAATGCCGTGCGATGCCGCAGCGCGCGCATCGGCCCCGGCTGCACGCTGGTCGGCATGGTCAGCTCGCCGGTCGGCCTTCAGCTGCAGCTGATTGCGGAACTCGTCCTGGCTGTATTGGTAGAGCGCGCCGGGGTTCTCCAGGGACTGGAGCATAGCCATGGCCTCGCGTTGGTCTTTGGCCCGCAGCGGCGCCAACGGCTTGCCATCGATGCCCGTGCGGCTCATCACGAGGCCGCCATCCTTGTCCGCCTCGATGCCCGTGACCTTCGCGCCGCTGGGCACGAAGCGGTTGTAGAACTCGGCGACGGCGCCATAGTCCCCGCTGCCCAATGCGGCCATAGCGGGGCCGAGCGCCTGTTTGCGCTCGGCCGCGTCCATCTGGATCTTGATGTGGGCAGTCGAGAGGTTGTCTTTGAACGCCTTTTCCGCCTCTGCCATGTAGCCGCCCTGGGCCAGCTTGAACGCACGCTGCTGGTTGGACTGCAGGTAGTCCGTGGCCGTGGGGGCTCGGCGCTTGCCGTCCTCGCCCATCAGCGAGGACTCGAAGGCCTGGCCCAGCTCCTTGTCCAGCGCCGAGATGCCGTCCTCTCTGGCCCACTGCTTTTCCTCGCGGGCCTGGCGCTTTTCAGCATGCTGGCCCTGGCGGAACTGCTGACGCATCTGTAGGCCGCGCTCGGGGTCGGTGCGGCCAATCACGTCGGCCATAGCCAGCATGCGCGTGCTGTCCTGCTGCTCACGGTTCATGGAGCCGGCCGAGCGCTCGCCCAGGAAGTCGGTCACGCCCTGCATGGCGATGGTCTTGGTGTCGCCCGCATCGTTGCGAGCGACATAGGCCTTCTGGGTGTCGTCAAAATCGATCTTGTAGCCGTTGGCGGCCAGGCCTTCCAGTTCCTTGCCCTGGTCGGCGGTGTAGCCCGTGGACTCCACGGCTGTGGCACTGGCAATGCCTTTCAACGCCTCTTTCTGCGCCGCTTGGTCGCGCGCATCGTTCATTTGCTGACCGGCGCGATAGGCATCAGCAATGCCCCGCGTAAATTGCTGGCCCTGTGCCAGGCCCGCAGCGAAACCACTTCCCAAATTCATTGTTCGCACTCCTTCAATTCGCTGTCCAACTCCTGCACCCGGCGCGCCAGCTCGGCGCGGATGGTCTGCAGATTCACTCGGTACTGCCCCAGCTTGTCGGGGTGCAGCTGCTTGAGATAGGCGGCCTTGCCGTCGTCCCACCATGCGCTGCAGTGCAGGCATTCGGGCGCGCTGATGGCGCGGAAGGTGTCGTAGACGGCATTGCGCGGGGCGCCCACCTCCTGCAGGAACTGGAATACCTGGTCATGGCTCCAGTACAGCAGCGGCAGCAAGACCTCGTAGGCATCGCCTGGGCCGCGCGCCGGCACCTGGCCCGTATCGGCCAGTTTGGTGCCGCGAACCACCACCTCGATGCCGTCGGCCAGCATGCGCTGGTGCATGGGCAGCATCAGGTTGGCCACGCAGCAGTCCATACGGCCCACCAGGGGCGTGTTGCTCATTCCGTAGGCCCGGCCGATCCAACCCGACTGCGCAGTGGTCACGTCACTGGGGATGCCATGGGCCGCTTTCCAGGCGAGCACGTCCGTCTGCACGGTACGCAGATCTGGAACCCACGCGCGCACCTGGGCCACAACCGCGCGTGTTTCCGGGATGGTGTCACCCGTGGACAGCCAGTAGACCGGCAGGCCCTGCTCCACCAGCGGACGCAGCAGGTACAGGCATGCCAGCGAGTCCTTGCCCCCACTGAAGTGCAGCGCAGCGCGCCGGCCGGCAATCGCCTGGCCCACGCTGTCGGCAATGTCTGCGGCCCGCATCAGAAGAACATGGCCGCAGCAGACAGGCCCGCGCCCACGATGGCACCCGTTCCGGCGCCGCTGGTGGCCTGGGACTGCTGATAGGCCTGGGACTGCTGCCCCCACATGTTGGCCGCGCTGTTGCCGGCATTGCCTGCCATGCCCGCCGCCTGGCCGTAGCCTGAGTTCAGGCCAGCCAGGCCGGTGTTGGCGATGTTCTGACCCGAGGTGCCGTAGCCGGCAGTGGCAGCCGTCGTCTGCATGCCCATGGCGGGATAGCCGGCCAGGGCATTCGAGGCCCGATCGGTCAGCGCCCGCCCTTCCGCACGCGCAGCGGTTCGGGCCGAGTTCTTTCCGGCGGCAGTGGCCAGTGCCTCGCTGGCAACCAAGGCATTGGACCCGGCGCCATACTTGCCATCGGCAGGGTTGACACCCATGCGGGCCATTTCCGCGCCCTGTGTGCGCTTGGCGCTTTCATAGGCGTTGGAGACATCGGCAGCCGCTTGGCCCGCCAGTTCCTCGCGCTTGCCCTCCGTGTCGAAGGTCCGCGCGTCCTCCACCATGGTGTCCTGCAGGCCCGTCAGCTTGTCGCGGCGCCCGAGCGCATAGTCGCGGTCGGCCTGCGACTGCTCCCAGGCTGTGCGCGAGGTATCCAGCGCGAACTGCGTCTGCTCCTTCTGCAGCGGCGCCATGTCGTTCGCGTTGCCGATGATCTGCTGGATCATGTCGTCCTGGATGCCTAGGTTTTTCACCTGTGCTTCGACAAGACGCGGGTCGGGAGCGGGGGTGCTTGAGCCCTTGCCGCCCTCCAGGGTCATGGCTCCCCCTCCGCGTGGACGAAATGCCCGTGAGGGCAAAAATTCGAAATCAGTTCTGTGCCAACGGGCCATCGGTTTGCTCCTTCAAATTCATTGAACTTGGCAGGCTTGGCACGGAAGCCGTAGGTTTAATCTTACGAACGTTGATGTTTTTGGCTCAGTACCTGATTCATGAATTAGTTTGATACTCAAGTCCGTAGAAATCTACAATTACAAAGCACTTCTTGTTACTTAGTTGCTTGCATACTGCGAATTCCCTTTTTACATGCCTCACCAACTGCAATGTTTTCCACCCGCACCTCTTGCGCAGTAACTCCTAAAGATAATATGAGCGCGGAATTACATCTCCTTCGTGAAATATACCAATCCAGCGAGGATGCAGTAGTCGTAATTGAAAAAGTCGTAGACGCCACTGCACCTAAAAGTGACTGGCGATATATCAGCGTAAACGATAAAGCAACTACCCTACTAGGTACCAATGTATTAGTAGGAAAAACGATCAGAGAATCTTTTCCCCAGGCGGATGAGCTGTGGTACGAAATTTTCGAAGAAACAATCAACAGCAAGAAAACGCGGCGCATTGAGAAAGAGGCCAAATCTATTTCCTTGTTTCTTGAGGTCTGCATAACATGTATTAAGGATCACAACAACAAGTCACTATTGATGTTGGCAATGACAGACATTACGCAACGTCGAACGCTCGCTACCAATCTAAAAAATAGTCAAGAGGTTCGAACATTTCTTTTGTGGCTAACAGATGATTTGCGGGATCTAAGTCAAGATCACGAAATAATGGCCCATGCATGTGAGAGTGTTGGTCTACTGCTGGGTGTAGGTCGTTGTGGCTTCGCAGAGGTATCTGCTTGCGGTAAATTTCTGGAGGTTAAAACCTGCTGGACCGACGGGATTATGGCGAATGCTATAGGACGGCATAGATGCTCAGATTTTGGAGAAGATCTGATCTCTCTTTACAGAAAGGGGCATGACGTTATCATAGAAGACGTTTTCAAAGATGAACGCACTCAAAATTCTCTGTCGGCCTTTAAATCCATAGGCGGGGTTCGTGCATGTCTGACAGCGCCTTTGATTAAACAGGGAGCTTGGGTTGGTTCCTTTTTTGTGCAGCAAACTACGCCCCGCTTATGGTCTGAACGCGAGCAAGTGCTAATAAGGGAGGTCGCGGCGAGAAGTTGGGATGCAGTTGAGCGCGCGCGAGCGGAAAAACAGCTAAGGCTGGCGAATGAACGAAAGGATGTCTTTCTTGCCACACTCGCTCATGAATTGCGCAATCCTCTTGCACCTATAAGCGCAGGGCTTCAGTTACTAAAAAGAGGCGAGCAGACTCCAAAACAAGGCACAGTTTTTGAGATGCTAGAGCGACAAACAAAACACATGACACGCTTAGTGGATGAACTGTTAGATGTCATGCGAATAAGCCGTGGTCTTATAGTTATTAAACCGGAAATTGTAGATATAAAAGATATTTTGCAATCCGCATTTGACATCTGCAGACCGGAGATAGAGAGAAACAGCCACACCCTCTCATTTAGAATAGACGATACTTTACTACCTGTTAACGCTGACGGTGTACGCCTGACACAGGTATTCAGCAATATCATAAATAACGCGTGCAAATTTACTCCTCCCGAGGGGACCATAGCAGTTGATGTCACGACGAATGGAAACGACATCTCTATTCAGATTAGTGACACAGGAATTGGCTTGGAGGAAGCTAACTTTGATAATATCTTTGACCTGTTTAGTCAGGTGGCCGGTCCTGGGGGAAGCACGGGAGGCCTCGGCATAGGCCTAAATCTCGCACGCAGGTTGGTAGAAAAACATAACGGAACAATATCTGCATTTAGCCCAGGCCTTAAAAAAGGAAGCATATTTACAGTAACTTTGCCAATCGCATTGAGCAAGGCAAATCCGAGCAATGTCATCAAAGCAATGCCCGATGATGCATTTAATGGAATTAGCATTCTTGTCGTTGACGACAATCAAGATGCGGCTGCATCCATCTCCATGCTTTTAAGAGACTATAGCGCAACCTCCCAGGTTTGCTACAACGGCCCTGACGCATTGGAAATTCTAAAAAATGAGAAATTTGATGCTGTATTGCTGGACTTAGGCATGCCAGATATGGATGGCTATGAAGTAGCACAAAGAATAAGAGCAATTCCAAAAAATGCCACGATTCAGCTTATAGCTTTAACAGGCTGGGGAGAAAAAAAAGAAAGAGACAGAACGAAAAGTGTAGGTTTCGATGGACACCTTACGAAGCCAGCAGATCCATATTCTATATGGCAGGCTCTCAAAATATCAAGACAACCAATTACTGTCCCAAACGTGGATAATTAGTGTTTTGAAAGATGCACGCAATCCCTTTTCCACATAGACATTATGAGAACATCCTTACCATCTGGCGCTGCACCGTGGAGCCTAGCCTCTTCATGAAAGCCAAGATGTAGGTTAAACCTCCGCGCCAGTGCATTACTCTCATTCACGTAGCCGCTCACGCGCTCCACGCCGCATACCAGAAAGGGATAAGCAAAGCAGACTCGCAGGTAGTCTCGCACCAGCCAGCGTGCGCCTGGCTCGGCAGCGACATGCATCCAGAGGTTGCGGCCGTTGAAGCCTTCGTAGAGCACGCCGGCCACCAGTTGGCCACCACGGCGAAGGCCAATGGCGCGCATGTCCTGGGAGCGAGCCAAGCCCGGCACCAAGCCCTGCATGAAGGGCAGCACCGCGTCGAGGTCATATTCGAGGGAATGGGGCATGCCGAGCACGGTGGCAGGCTTGGCACGCATCAGGTCGGCGGCTTGGGCCACACGATGGTGAGTGGGTCGGGCTGGTCGGTGATATCGCGCAGGGCCTGGCGATATGCCAGCCAGGGTGCGGGCACAGGCTCGCCAGTCTCCTGAGCGCGCAGCGTCACCCAGTCGCAGGCAGCTAGGCGCCTGTCCCGCTCTGCACGCACTTCGGACCAGGCCTGGTCCAGGTCAAGAGTCCATCCCCGGCTGGCCACGTCGAAGCGATGGAGCGCGCTGGGCGCCGCCGGCACGGCCACCAAGCCCCCGTCCCAATAGAAGGCGTTCGGGTCCGGCACGGGATGCGGCACGCGGCGAAAGCTGCTGTTCGCCCCGGGCAGATCCTTGAGGTGGCGGCACGGCGCGCTGCCCGAGCGCAGGATGCGGCCGGCGCCGTCGATCTGGATGAAGTGGATCATCGGCGCCCCCCTGTGGCGATGATGTTGGACAGGAAGACTGTGACGGTCTCGCCGGGGCCGGCCCGCGCCATGAGCCGGTATGAGGTCCAGCCGGACGGCGGGCTGCTGTCGAAACAGCTGTTGTGCGCCGAAGTCCGGTAGCCGTTGGGCATCGACGTGCCGGTGTACTGCAGGCCGATCTCGCCCCGGTAAATGGTGAGGCTCAGGCTGCCGTTGCTGTTCACGGGCATGGCATTGACCAGGGCGATGACCACCACGCCAGAGCCGCCCGCGGCGTTGTTCACCCAGGCCGAACACAGCTCAACCTCTCTATCGCCGTAGATCGTGGTCATCCCGCCTGCGCCGCTGGCCATGGACGTGACCGAGCCCCCCGCGATCTGCAGCGTACCAATGGCCGCATTGCCGATGTAGGCCGTGCCGATGGCCGCCGTGTCCATGAACACGCCGATGTTGTTGGACGTGATGCGCTGCAGCCGGTTGATGAAGTCGCTGGTGTTCATCGTCGTGCCGTCTGGAAACGCCACGGTGTCGCCGATGCGGGCCTTGTCGCGCGTGGCCAGCGGCCCGAGCCCGCTGACCTGGGCGGCCCGCAGGTTCCGCAGCCACTGAGCATCCAGCCCGTTGGCGTCCAGGATGACGTTGCCGGCGTTGTCGCGCACGGTGAGCCCGCGTGTGTCCACCTTGCGCGCGGCCACGGTGCCGTCCACCAGCAGATCGCCGTTGAGCACGGCCGCCGGGATCACCCAGGCCGCACCCATCCAGTGCCGGGTCTGCGTGAAGCCGGCGCCGTTGGTGATGGTCACGGCATCGCCCACGATCAGGTGGTTGGTGTTGGGCGCGCTGCCGCTGTTGCCCAGGGCCTGCCAGACGGCCTGGCGTGCGGTGGCATCGCTCCAGAAGCTGCCGCTGGCCGCCAGCTGCACCGAGCCGCGCAGCCCGTCCACGAGCTTCTTGCCCAGGCCGTCGATGCGCATGTTGCCCTTGAGGTAGACGTTGCGCTGCAGGTAGATGCCGTCGCCATCCACACCGAACACCACGTCTTCGGGCCGCGGCGTGCTCATCTGGCCGGCGTTGTAGCTGGGGGAGACGATGGCGAACTTGTCGGCCATGATGATGAAGGCGCTGGAGGTCTTGCCGTTGACCTCCTCGGCCGCGATGCCGTAGCCGGCCAGGGCCCCGCCCGCCTGCACCTTGAGCGTGTACTGCGCGCGCAGGCCTTCGCTGTAGCCGGCCAGCACCGTCATCTCCTGCTCCAGCATGGCGCGGCCCGGTTTGCCGTCCTGGTAGTAGTTGCCCAGCGACGCCTGCAGCTGCAGCACGTTGGTGGCCATGGCCCGCTGGCCGTCCGCGAACGCCGCCTGCGTGGCGCGCAGGCCTGCGCTGGCGTTGCGCAGGCTGGCAGTGACCTCGCGCACGGCCATGGCCAGGCTGCGCTCGTTGCTCTGCACCACGGTCTGCAGCTCGCGCACCTCGGCGCCGCGCTTGGCGGCCTCGTCGGCGATGGAGCGCAGCAGCTCGTCGCGGATCTCCTGCGCCAGGTGGTCGAAGCGGCTGGGATCGTCCAGGGTCTTGGCCAGGCTCTTGAACAGGCGTGATTCGATGATGGATTGGGCGAAGCGCTCCACGGCCACGGTGGCCGACAGCCCGCCGCCCAGGTCGATGACGATCTCGCCCTCGCCGGGGGTCTTGTCGGTGGCCAGCAGCTGGGTGACGCCCTGCACCGAGCCCTGCAGGGCCACCAGCTCGCGCAGGGTCACGCCGCGCTCGAACTCGTTGCCCCGGGCGCCGGAGCGCACTTCCAGGTGCTCGGTCACGGCCTGCATCCAGTTGGACAGGGCCTTGTCCTGGACATTGACCCTGGCCAGGGCCGGCAGGCGGGCCGCGCCCGTGTCGATTTTCTTGCGGTTGGTCATACGCTGCGCAGCTCCTCCGTGGTCGAGCACAGCACCACGCTGGTGACGCGGGCCGCGCCCTCGATCTCCACCTGGTGCTCCAGCCAGCGCCCGGGCGGCAGGCGCTGCGGCTGCAGGTCGGTGAACTGGGCCGTGTGCTGCAGCTGGCCGTCACCCCACAGGCGCAGGGTGATCGGGTGCTGGGCGTCCTGCAGGCCGTAGACCTTGGCCCAGGCCAGCGGCAGCTGCTGGCCCTGGGTGGCCAGGCCTGTGCGCCAGCGCGCCGTGCGCAGGGCATCGCCCGTGAAGCATTCCAGGATGTCCTGGCCGCGCGCCACGTACATGAGGTCGTTAAAGCGGTCCACCCAAACCGCCGTCACTGTCGCGCCGCCCAGGTCGGTATGGCCGAGCTTGGCCCCGTCCTGCGCGCTGAACGCCAGGCAGCCGCTGCCCGCGCCGGCGTAGAACAGGTAGTAGACGCCCTCGTGCTCGGCCGCGAACATGCTGGCCGGCTGCATGCGTTGCCAGTCCTGGCGCGCGATCAGCTGCCGCGTGACGACCTGCACGCCGCCCGGGCTGGCCAGGCACAGGCCATCTGGCGAGGCATAGAGCACGCCGCCCTGCACGGGCACGATGGAGCGGCGGGCGCTGCAGGACTGGTTGCTGTCGAGCTTGATGGCCGACATCTGCGCCGAGTGCGCGCCCGTCACGAAGTACGGATTGCCGGCCGTGCCCACGAACAGGGTCTGGTCGAACACGGCCATGCCCACGATGGGCCATTCGGTCGTGACCTGGTAGTCCACGGGCCAGGCGTAGGGCACGTAGGGCTCGCAGAACGCCACGGTGTTGTCGATAAAGCCGGCCATGATGCCGTTGGGCATGCCCGTGAGCCCGCGCAGGTAGGGGTTGGCGCCCACGCTGGGCTTGTTGTCGCCCTCGTACTGGCTGTCCATGCGGTACGGCGGCGCGGCCCAGGTGAACTGCGGCTGCAGGCTGTCCAGCTCCTCGCCCTTCTTGTCATCGAGGAAGCTGGCCACGGAGATCTGCAGCTCCTGCACCAGCTGCCAGGCCGCCGCTGCGGCCGAGGCGTTGCTGCGGTAGATGCGCCACTTCACGACGTGGCGCGCGGCATGCTGCTCGCCCGTCATGGCCTGGGGCCGTTGGATGGTCACGGTGTCGTTCTGGTCCACCTCCAGCATGTCGGAGATGGGCGACGGCTCGGACTCCTCGCCCCAGTCGGTCACAAAGGCCACGACGTAAAAGCGCGAGTCCACCACGCGCTCCACGGTCTTGCCCACCAGGTCGGCCACGCCGCCCAGCTGGTCCAGCCAGGTGCCGATCACGGCCGTATCACCCGTGGCCGCGATGTACTGGCTGGCCAGCTGGGTCTGGATGCTGGACACCAACGTGCTGCAGCGCTGCTGGATCTCGACCATGCGGGCATTCAGGCTGGCCGCCTGCGAGGTGGCAGCGGTCTTGCCTTCCGTGTAGGTGTCCAGGGCCTTGTAGTAGGCCTCCAGGTCGCGCCTGTACTGCACCCAGTCGGCATGCTCGATGGCGTTGTTGTCGGAGTCGAAGTAGTACTGCGCGGCCTTGGGCTCGCTGGGCTTCACGGGCGCCGCGCCCGGCGTGGCCCAGGCCTTGGCCAGGCCCAGGTCGGCGAACTCCTTCACCAGCTTGTCCAGCTCGCTGCGCCAGTTGGCGCACTTTGTGCCCGGGGCCACGGCCTCCTCCACCAGGTCGGCCAGCTTGGCGGCCTGGTCGGCCGTGAGCACAGTTTCACCGGAGCGCTCGCCGGCCGTGTCCGGAAACTCATGCTGCTGCAGCGCCTCCACCAGAGCGGGCCGGCGGAACGGGTAACTGAAGGGCATGGCGGCCAAAGGGATGGCCCAGCCGCTGGCTGTCTTGACGGCACCCAGGCGTGTAGTGTCCATCTCGCACGCAGCCGCACGGGCCGCCGTGACCACGGCATAGAGGTTGCCAGCCGACGCCCCCGCGCCCACGGCGGTAGACAGGGACAGGCCGTAGTTGGACGTGGCGCCGGCATAGGCCTTGCCATTGGCATCCCAGCGGATCGCCTCCTGGTGGCCCTCGTGCTGGATCACCGTGGCCAGCAGGTCCGCGCGCACCAGTTCGGCGAAGTCGCCATACAGCCAGGTCTTGGCCTCCTCGGTGGTGAACTCGTCCACCACCTGCAGCGTGACCGTGGGCTTGACCGGGCGCACCACGCCCAGCAGCCGGTCATTGCCGCGCACGTCCAGCGCACGCGGCGCTGCGCTGCCATCGTTGGTGGTCTGGTAGGTGCGCTCGGTGGCCTCGTCGTTGATCTGGCCCTTGACCAGGGACAGCTCCTGCACCCAGGAGCGGATGGGCGCGGCCGGGTTCTGCTGCACGGCGCCGCTGGCATCGCGCGCGAAGCGGTGCAGCGTGCGGGTGCCGGCCAGGCATGCCGAGTGGCGCCGGTCGGTGGCCAGCGGCCAGAACTCGGAGCTGGGCAGGAAGAGATTGAAGTGCTCCCGGGCGAAGTTCGCGCCCAGCGCGCGGTCGGACACGCTGGGCGCCTCGCCCGGGAATGCGGACAGCTTGTAGGTGGTCATGGCCCGCTACAGTGTCAGGCTTGGCACCAGTGCGGACAGGCCGCTACAGCACGATGGCCGCCGCCGCGATGAACAGCTCATCGAGCTGCTGCTGGCTCAGGCCCAGCGCCACGGCGACACGCGCGAGGAACGGGCTGCTGCGCTCCCAGGTCACGGTGTCGTTCAAAGCGACCTCGGCCAGCAGCTGCTCGTTGGGATCTTCGATGCCGGCCATGAAGGCCTGCACCTGCGGCCACAGACCCGCCTGGATCAGCGCCGCCTTGCCCTGGGCTCGGGTGATGGCCTGGGGCACGGGTACTGGCAGCGGGTCCGCAGGCGCAGGCACGTTGCCTGCCGCGCACCAGGCCAGGTAGGCCAGGTAGTCCGGGTTCCTGTTGGGGAACTCGGGTGTATCAGTGAGCGCAATGGTGGAAATAGTGCCATCCACATTGCTGCGAAGCACCAGTTTGTCATGGGACAGTCGATAGATTGAGTTTTTCATGTCAATTGTCCTCCAGAAACCAAGCTACCAGGATTTACTCCAGGAATTGCACTGGCACCCGCACCACCCGTGCTAATTGTGGAATTACCGATTGCGTAATATTTACCGCCTGAGCCTGCGAGTGACCCTGTCACAGTCGTATTAGCCCATGCCACAGCTGAATTAGTGAGAACGTTGATAAAATAGTTCTGACAAGCAGCATTCACAAAATTCGTTCTCTGACTTGCTACATATATTCTTCCATAGTAGGTGGCATACAAGCCATAGCCAAAAGTGCCATTGATTGTGATATTCCCCAGAATGATATTTCCGCCATTTGCAGAATAAAGCAGTACATAGGGAACCACTCCGTTACCGCCAAACGTCACATCAAACAGATCAAGCAAGCAATTGTGATCAGCGACCACAAGGTAGGTATTGCTGCTTCCTTGCGCAGCCACAAGGGACAAATTCTTGATCGTGACACGGCATGCGACCAACGAAAATGCGGATACACCAGCCACCGCCTCCACGTTCGTAACTCCCGCACCTGCCCCTTCAAAGGTCATGTTCCCGCTGAATCCCGAGTAGGCTCCAATGGATACCCCGGCAAAATTTCCCGGACCAATCTTAATAATTGTCCAAACTGTAGATCGATCAATTAGGCTCGCATAATTTACAGCCCGAGTAATGGTTCTGAATGCCCCTGCAGCCGAATCCTCCAGCCCTGTATTATTGTCATTTCCATCAGCGCGAACATAGAACGTCATGCCGACAGGGGAGTATTGCCGAACGGATAGATTCTGCCTTGCAGCTACAGCGCTTGCAGCCCCTGTCCCTCCTGCGGATATTGGCTGCACAGAAAATGCGCTCTGGATTCTCCACGGCCCAAACCCAAGAACACCCATTTTTCGGCGCTCCATAATCGGGCTTTCTTCTGTCAGTAGTCGGGTAATCTGATACTGGTAGTTAGGCGATGTGTGCGCCCTCGTTTCCACGTAGCACCACATATCCGGACCCCACGGGCTGTTCTTGAAATTGAACCCGTCATAGATCCTGTTCTCATCAGGCAACAAATTCAAATCTGTGCCTGCGGCCAACAAGATGGGTTTGCTGGTCAACACATCCGTGATCCCGTAGCCGGCCCCCGTGGTGGGTCTGCCGGTGAGATTGCTGAACTGCCTTGCAGCATCCAGGGCCACCTGCAGACCGGCAACAGTTTCTATCGCCTGCGTCCCTGTGTGCGTACTGCGGTCGCGCAGCTGTGCATCCGTGGCGTTCTTGGTGGCACCCGTCGCCACACCGCCGAGCTTTGCCGCAGCCTCGTCGGTGAAATCGTTGGCGCTCAGGCCCTTGCCTGGCACCTTGTCCACCTTGCCCTGCAGATCCGCCGCCGTGGCCATGGGTTGGGCAAACGTGGGGTTCGGGTACTGACCGGCTAGCACGCCGCCGGCCGCGCCGGTCGGTGCACGCGGATTCGACATGCGCTCATCCGTGGTCTGCACCACCTCGCGCATACCCCCGGCCGTCATGCGCATTTCCAGCAGGTCGCCCGAGTTGTAGGCACGGGGCGCCGTGCCTTCCTGGCCGCGCAACACCGTCAGGCGGCATTCGCCAATCACCGAGTTGTCCACGGCCGTGACGCGCAGGATCTCGTAATCGGTTTCCAGGGAGCCGTTGCGCTTGTAGGCTGTCAGCACGTACCAGCCGCCGGCGGGAGGATTCAGCAGCGTGCCGGCCGCGCCATCGGACACGCGCAACACGCCGTAGTCCAGCTCGCTGCCCGGGGCGCCCGTCTGCGGCGCCGCGCGCACGTCGGCGATGAACTGGGTTTGGAAGTTGTTCAGGAACAGCTGTGGCATTTCTATTTTTCCTTGATGGGCACGATCAGCTCCACCTCTTTCGTGCGGCCGTCGTTGGTCGTTGCGGCCACGCTGATCTGGTACTTCTGGCCGCTCAGGCCGCCCGCGTAGATCCAGACCTTCACGCGCTGGCCCACGAAGGCAAAGGACGGCGGCATGGGCATGGCCGGCTGCACCTTGAGCTGCACGGAAACAATCTCGTCGCCTGGGGGAAACCAGTCGGCGAACTCGATGTCGTAGTCCTGCGTGTCTGCAGGCTGCATGGGGGAAGTGCGGAACATGCTTTGCCCCTGGTCTGTGACGTAGAAGGTGGTCATTCCTGCGGGCACGAGGAAGGTGCGGGATTCGGGCGCCTGCTCATCGAAGGGCAAGCGCTTGTGCACGGCGGGATCAATCTCGATGAAGGCCACGCCCTGGGCCTGCAGCGGCGCGCGCACCAGGCGCTGCCCACGGGCCGTGATCGCAGCCTTGGCGTGGACCAGCGCGGCCAGGCGCGCCTCGACCCGCCCCTTCGTGACGACAAAGGCCTGGCCCTTGCCGTCCACAGGCGAACGCAGCCAGCGGCGCACGTAGATGCGGCCATCGGCAGAGCCACGCGCCGTGGGCGTGGATTGCACAGGGCCACGGCGCAGCAAACGCGCCTGGGGCTTGAAGTTGGCACGCGCGGTCGCGTCCACGCCAACGCGGGCCTGCACATGGGCCGTGACCGTGGCGCTGGCCCGGGCCTGGACTGCCACACGCCCGCGCACGGGCGGCAGCGTGACCTGGACGATGGCGCGGCCCGTGGCTGCCAGCAGGCTGCGCACATGGACCCGGCCCAGCACGCCATCGACAGCTGCACGCGCCAGGGAATCGGCCGAGAGCTTGGCGTGCACGCGGCCCAGCGGGCCGGTGAGCGCAGCAGCTGGTGCCGAGTGGACCACGGCATAGGCGAGCACTCTCCCGCCAGCACGCACACGGGCATAGCCCTTGGCGTCCACGCGGATGCGCACTACGGGATCGGAGGCCCGCCCGTTCAGCGCGAAGCCATTGAGTGCTCCCCTGTTCATGGCTTACAGCAGCTGCAGCGTGAAGTCGCCCGTCAGTGCCTGACTGTCTACCAGGAACACGTCATTGATCTGCAGCGTGCGCGGCGTGGGCAGCGGCTCGGAATACATGAGCGTGGCCGTGCCATCGGTGGCCGAGTCACCTTCCATGATTCCGATGTGCGTGACCGTGACCTGGGCGCCCGTGACGGGCGGAAACTCCGCACGCACGGCGTTGTAGGTGGCGCCGTTGTTGGGCGCGGCAAAGGCGCCCGTGGCCACGCGCTGGTACCACGGTGCTGCCACCTCGGTGCCGGCGGTGAAGGCGTCGGTAGGGTCGGCCGTGAACAGGGCGAAGAAGGTGTTGCGGATGGCCGGGAAGGCCTGCTTGCGCAGCGTGGCGCTGATGATCGCGTTGGCGAGGGAGGTCGAGAAACCAGCCATATCGGCTCCTATGGTTCCGAGCACTCCAGCGCCCCAGTGGAAATTGCCCGCAGTATAGGCAGGCTTGGTCACCACCGGGGATTTCTTGTGCTTACTTCTGCGCCACGGCCGTCGTTGCTGCTGCCTGGGCCTGAATGCCCAGCGCCTCGTTGTAGAGCGCACGGTGCGCCGCCGCGATGGTGGCGTTGCCGCCGAACTCGGCGTCGATGGACCAGGCACGGAACAGCACGAAGTGCCGCAGCGCGTCCATCCAGCGCTCGGGCACGCTGGGCGTCCCGTTCTCGTCGGCCAGGTCCACGGCCGCGACACCCACCATGGCGCGCACCTTGGTGCCGGCGGCCACGGGCGGATAGACCAGGAATTCCTGCGGCGTGCCCAGATCGTGCATGTAGTGCTGAACCTCGCGGCCCGGCGAGCCTGAGCGCCAAGCACCGGCCACAGCGTCCAGCACCCACAGGTCGGTCTTGGTGATGCGCCGCTGCGTGGCGTTGGCGTTGTTCGTGATGTCGATCAGCGTGAGCACGTCGGCCGGCAGCTCCTGCCGCCAGCCGGCGGCCAGCACCAGGTCGCGCGGCTGGGCCATCTGGTCGGGCCGCTGCTCGGCAAAGGCGCGCTGCGCGGCGTTGAACCAGTCCAGCAGATCCGCACGGGTCCAGCGAATGTGCCCCTTGTCCTGCAGGTCGCGCGCTGCATCGTCCAGCAGCTGGGCCACGGTCAAAGCCATGATGCCCTCCCCCGCGAGCCGCGGCTGGTGTTGGAGCGCCACACGTCGGCTGTGGCGTCATCCATGGCGCGCTGGAAGAACGCCAGGGCCACGCCGGCCTGGTCGGGCTTGTAGTAGTCCGTGCCCTCGGTGGCCAGCAGCTCGGCCTTGGCGCCTTCGCGGATCGCCTCGTGGTAAAGCGAGGCCACCTCGTCGGGCACGCTGTTGCCGCGCAGGGACGGCATCAGCGAGGCGTAGACCTGCAGCCGGCCGACACTGCCCGTGCGCACAGTGAATTCACGCAGGTTCGTCGTGACCAGGTAGAGCTTGCCGCGCAGCTCATGCTGCCAGGGATCGGCCGGCAGGTCGCGCGCCTTGGCCACCTCCAGCGGGCGCCCGGCCAGCGTGGCGCGCTCCAGGCGCAGCAGCTCGGCGCCCTGGGGCAGCTCGAAGGTGTATTCGGCGAAGGCCTCGCCAGTCACGTCCGTGGGCTCCAGCCATTCCTGCCAGGCGCGCGTTGCCTTGAGAAAGGTGCGCGCGGCGCGGTTCAACGCCAGGTGAATGAGCGGGACCGGCGCCTTGGGGGCAGCCAGTACCAGCTCAGGCATCCAGTTCTCCCAGCTGGCCATGGTGCGATCAGCCGGTCACGTTGGAAGCGCGCGAGGCCTTGCGCACACGGCCGGTGGGAGTGGAGTCGGACTCCTGGGGCATACCTGTGCCGCCGTCCAGATCGTCCTCATCATCCGGGCCCACGCCGGGCGAGAAGGTGCCGCGCGAGGACGGGGCCTTGCCGTCCAGGGCCGCGCGGCGGGCTTCGCGCTCGGCGGCCAGGCGCTGGAATTTCTGCTCGGCGTCGAACTCCTCCTCGGTCTGGAAGTTGCCAGCGCGCAGGTGTTCGGCATGAGCCTCGTTCTCGACCTCGCAGGCCAGCGGCTTGCCCTCGAAAACATAGGTGGCGCCCTTGATGCGCACGATCAGGGTTCCGTCCTTGCGTGCGGGCAGCGAAGTGAACAGCTTCATGTTTTGGTTCTCCGGGGTTCAAAAAGCCCCGGCAGCCGATGCCACCGGGGGAAAGCCCCTTGCGGGGCACGCACACGCTGTCAGGCGTTCGTGTAGACCAGATCCAGGGCGAAGAGGCCTGCGGCCGTGCCCGCGCCTGTGACCTTGAGGACGATGCGGCGGTCTTCGTCCTTGGGCACCAGCTTGGCAAAGGCTGCGGGCACCAGGTGCACATAGCCGCCGGCCGCGCCCGCGTCGTTGTCCGTCACCCAGGCACCACCGCCGTCGTCGGCCGCAGCGCTGATGTCGCCAGCCGCATCCGCCAGGCCAATGGAAGCCTTGAAGCCCGCGCCCAGGGCGGCCGGCACACGGATGTACAGCGACACGGGCAGCGTGCCAGCGGGCAGGATGCCGATGACGCCACGGGCGCCGACTGCGTGGTCTGCCACTGCCAGGGGCTGGCCGAAGCGCGAGCGCACCAGCTCGGAGCCGCCGGGGGTGATGGGGGCCTGATGGCCTGCGGCCACGGCACTGAGTTGCTTGAAAGCCATGAATGACTCCTTTCGTTCGGTGGGGATCAGCGCGACGCAGCGGCCGTGTCGATGCCGTAGACGCCGTGGTCCTGCTTCTCGCCCTCGATCTCGAAGACCGACTTCTTGACGCCGAAGATGGACGACGTGGTGATCACGACCTGGTTGCCGTTGTCGCGGGTTTCCTCATGCCAGCCGTAGCGCATGCCCGTGCCCGGCGAGCCGAAGGCCATCACGCCCGCCTGCGCGCCCATGAACAGCGCGCGCGCCGTTTCCAGGTCGCCCGTGGCGCCGTGGGCGTTGTGGCGAATCACGTTGCGGTGCGAGTGCAGCACCACGTTGCGGTACATGCCCAGCGCGCTCTTGAACAGCGGCGACTTGAAGCCCACCGCAGCGGCTGCAGCCTTTTGCAGTTCCAGCCAGCCGCCCGTGCCGGTTTCCTTGCGCAGGTCGTCTTCCTGGAAGGTGTGCATGACCATGACGAACACCTCCTCGCCATCGACCACGCAGGGCTGCATGACGGGGATGTTGGTGGCGCCGCCACCCTGGCTGTCTGCGCGCACGCGGGCACGGTCCACCACGGCCAGCGACATCTTGTCGGTGGCATCCAGGTTGGCCACCGCCGTGGCATCGCCGCCGAACAGGTGCTGGTTGGGCGTGGGCGCCGTCAGCGGGTTCTTGGCACGGCCCTGGTAGCCCAGCGGCAGGATGAAGTTGGCATTGACGCCGCGCGAGCCCGACAGGTAGGTGAAGGTCAGTTCATCCTGGAAGCGGCCCCACCAGTTGGCCTGCTGCTGCTTGGCGCGCATGCGCAGATCGTGCAGCGTGCGCTTGCGCGACATGCGACCGCCCGTGTTGACGCCGCCACGCGCTTGGTCGATGTACAGCTCATCGGTATAGAAACGCTGCCCTTCTTCCTTGCCCTCCAGCACATCGTCGCCCTCGACGGGCGCCATGCGCAACTCGGCCAGCAGGTCATAGCTGACCAGGTCACCAGCTTCGGATTCCAGATCCGTCAGCAGTTGGATTGGCGTCTTGGCGCCCTGGCCCACGGCCGCGAAGCGCTTGCCGAAGTACGAGGCTTGAGAGACATCGAGAGCCAGGTCGCCGGAAAAGCGCTTGACCGCGCGGGGGCTGTTCACGCCCACCACTGTTTTGCCCATAGGAGTGCTCCTGTGTGGTAGCGAGCACTCCAGCGCCCCGGTTGAAAAAGTTCGGTGTTCAGGTTGGCAGGCTTGGTACGGGCCGCGAGGCCGCTGCGATCTTGCGAACGCAGGTATCCGGCGCCGCCGCGATCACCATGCGTGCGGCCTGCCCCTTCTTGTATTCCAGCTGGATGCGGACGCCGCCCACCTCCAGCACATCGCCCGTGCGCAGCTCCATGAAGATGCGGCGCATGTCGGGCGCCGATGCAGTTGTCTGTGCCATGGGCTCCTTCACAGCGAACGCAGGTACTGCGCGCGCTTGTCCTCGGACAGGCGGCCCAGCGCGCGCTCGTAGTCCAGGCCAGTGAGCTTGTCCAGCTCGGCGAACTCATCGCTCACGGGATCGGCATCGCCCGCGCCGCCGGGCACGTCGGCCAGGTTGGTGACCACGGCCGAGGCGTCAGGCTTGCGCCGCACGTCCGCAGTCTTCTTGGTCGTGGCAATGCCATGCAGGGCCACCACTCGGCGATGCCCTTCTTCCAGGAACCAGCGCATGGGCTTGTGCTCGTTGCCGGGCGCCGCGCCCAGCGCGCGCACCATGGCGTCCAGGTCCGCCTGCTTGGCCGCGTCCTTGCGGTAGTCCACGATGCCCAGCTCTGCGCTCTGGGCCGCTTCCTCGAAGAAGGTGTTGATGGTGTTGTTCCAGGCCTGCTGCACCGACTGCTGCTGCATCTCGGCCGATACCGTGGCCCGCGTCCTCATGTCGCGCAACTGGTCGCGCTCGTCCTGCAGGCGGTCCAGCTCCGCGTCCAGCTCGGCCTGCTCCAGCTCGCCCTCGTTGAACTTGGCGCGGGCGGCGGCCACGGCGTCCTTGTTGGCCTTCACCTGGGCGTCATAGTCGGCGGGCAGCTCCGCGCGGTAGCCGCCGGCCTGCTGGGCAGTCTGCGGGTTCGGAGCCGGTGCTTCGGTCGGCTGCGTGGCATCGGTGGGTTCTGCGGGCGCTGCAGCAGGAGCGGCTGCAGGCGCTGCAGCGGGCGCACCGGTGGTTTCAGTGGGTTCGGTGGGCGTGCTGGGCTCGGGCTTGCCCTTGCCCGCGTCAGCCGCGTCGTCGTCGCCCTCTTCTTCCTCTTGCGCATCGAGGGGGCCGCGCCCCAGGGCCGCCAGCGCTGCAGCGTTGTCTTCCTCGGGGTCGTAGTCGTTGTCGTCGGCTTCCATGGCCTCGCGCTCGGCATCCGACAGCAAGCGCAGGTGGTCATCTGTGTTGTGGGACATGTGTGCACCCTTTCGTGGTTTGGATCACGGCAGGGTGGCAGGCTTGGTACGGACGGGACACAGGACCGACCAGAAAAAATAAGAGGCCAAACTAGTTTAATTCGGCCACCCTATCCATCAGGATGAAATCTAAGTCAACCGTATTGCGATGTGATCGGCAGAATCAATCACGCAAAAAAGTTTTCCATATTTAGAGACCCTGAGATCACCGATGACCAGAACGTATGCACCAGCAAGGTCTTCATTTTCATTAAATCGGAACCGCCTTGCCACTTCGTTCCTCATCTCCTCGGGAACGCAGATACTAAAATTCCCTCGTTCTCCACTGTTTATCCATAGGTCTCCATCTTTGCCATCGTTGGCATCTGATATGGTCCCCCACCATCCTCGCACCTCACCACGCATACCTCGACTTGCCGAAAGCAGCCGTACGAAAAAATCTCGTACGGTTATCTCATCCAGACCAGCAACTTCCATGAGCTGAGATGAATACTCAAAGTCAGGGGCCTCTACCAGCGTGCGCAGCAGTGAGCTCAAACGCCGATGCATTCTGGCATCCGCGCGAGGATTCACCCCGCTGAATCGTGGGGCTCTTCCAGCACGTCCGCGTACATCATCTCCGCCTCCGTGCACCTCCCTCTGCTGCGTCCCATATGCTATGTCAACAACAATGCGCTCGCCCGGATTGTTCAGGATATCTTCTTCTGCGCCCTCCCCCTCAACAACTTGTTCAGAATCTTGTGCCTTTAGACTGCAATCGTCTCGATGCGGCCTGGCTCCGAAACACGCGGCGCGACCACTTGTAGATTTCTTACGAAAAAAAGCCGGTCCATTGCATTCTGAACAGACCAGTTGCCTTCGCATTCTTTGCAGGTCACTTGAGGGAAAAGAAGAAAAGACTTCCGCCCTGTAAACTTGTCCATCTTCCGTGCAGCGAGCAATGTCCATATAAACAAATCCAAAAAAAGTAACTCAATGTATCACAGACCAATGTGCAATTGCAATCGTTGACGAATAGAAATCAGTTCGAGAGTTGTGTGGCAACCAAATTGCGGAGGGGCCAAGCAGCTACCAAGGCTTGAATGTCAGCTCCGTGCCCCGCAGCTTTTGCAGCCATATCTTCATACGCTGCTCGGCAGTCGTCGTATACGGCGTTGACGGCAGTGGCGTACTCAAGGACGGCGGCGGGGGGAGCACTGGCAAGTCGGCGGGCGGCATCTGCGGATTGCTCGCGCAAGCTGTCAGAGACAGCATGCAGCTGGTCAAGATCACGGCGCAACAGCGCCACGCGGGTTCGGGCAGCATTCAGCGCCTCCTGATAGTTGGTGTTGATGGCTTGCTCAGCGCTGCGCACGCGGGCGTCGGCCGCGCGCTGGGCTGCGCTGACTGCCAGCTTTTCGCCCACGGCTGCGGCGCGGGCCTCGGCCAGGTCTGCGCCCAGGCGCGCGCCTTGGTAGCTCCAGGTCAAGAACGCGGCCAGGCCGGCGGCGGCCAGATGGGTGATGGCGCGCACGCTCATTGCTGCGCACTCATGCACGCCGCGTGCCGCGCCTGCTGGCGGGTCCAGACACCACGGCAAACCTTGTTGCCCGGCGCCGAGCAGTCGAAGCGCCACCGGGTGGGCTGACCGCCCGCGCCCCACTGGTAGGCAGCGTAGCCCTGCAGGGGCTGAGTGCTGGTCATGAAGCGATAGGCCAGGTAGGCCTGGCAGGCGCCGGCATAGTCGCCGGTCCGAGTACTGGCCAGTATCGAGGAGCCGCGCCAGGCACCGCACCCATACTGGCCGGCGAAGTCCACGGCCTGGGCGAACTCGACAGGATGCACCAGCGTGTCGCCCAGCGAATCGCGCACGCAGGCCCCGTACTGCTGCTCCAGCAGGTTCGCGGCCAGGTCGCGGGCGCGCTCCCTGGTGATGGGCGGATCTGCCATGGTCACGCGCGTGCCGTCCTCGTAGCGCGTGGCACCGTGGCCGATGGTGGGCACATCGCCACGCACCGGGATGATGGGCGCGGCGCTGAATCCTTCGGCCGCGATCCAGGACGCCAGGATGGCGGCGCCGATCCCCATGCCTGCAGCCGACACTCGGCCCCCGCTCACGACCGCACCTCGCATGCTGCGGCCAGCTCCTGCGCCTGACGCGCCCGGCGGTCCTCGCGCTCATTGCTCCAGCGCCACAGCAGGTAGATGACCTGCAGCACCACGTAGAGGATGGTCAGGGCCGTGGCCGTGTGGGTCATGGTCCAGCCGTTGGCCACGTTGGTGGCCACGACCGTGACCGGCGGCGCGGCCTTGGCACCCTCCACGGCCGCCGTGCGCACGATGGTTTCTCGATCCATATCAGTCCTTGTTGTCGAATTGGTTCAGCCGGCCCGACATGGCGTCGAGCGTTTGGCGGCTCTGGGCTTGGATCTGGGCCACGCGCTCGCGCGAGTCGGCCTCGATGTGGGCCACCTGCAGGCGCACGTCCTGGTCGCCCTTGATCTGCAGCGTCTTGTTGGCCAGGTCGGCCTGGGTCTTGGCCAGCTTGCGGCGCAGCTCGTCCAGCTCCAGGTCGGCATCGCGGCGCACGGTGGCGGCCACGCCTTCCATCTGCTGGGCCAGCGCCGGGTTGCCGCCGGCGGCGCGCAGTTGCTCGGCCTCGGCTTCCAGCTTCTCGGCGCGGGCGTTGATCTCCCGGACCTTGGCCTGCTGCTCGGCCAGCGCCTGGCGCGCGCTCTCCTGCTGCATCTGCAGGGCCTCGGCCTGGGCCTGCATCTGCTGCTGGACCTGCTGCTGCTCCTCGGGCGTGAGGGGCTTGTTGGGGTCGCGCTCGCCGGTCAGCTTGCGCAGCTCGTCGGCCACCAGGTCGTTGTTCGGCAGGTCCGAATACTCCATGGCCAGCGTCATGATGCGGATGGCGACCTCGGGCGGCAGCCGGCCCGCCAGCTGGTTCAGGCTTTCGAACATGACCTGGCGCAACGTGCCGGAATAGTCCTGCTCGGACACCACGAAGTCGGCCATGCTGGACGTGATGTCGTTCAGGTAGCGCACGCTCCCGTCTGGCTGGACCTCGGGCTGGTTGACCTTCACCCAGTCCAGCCGGCCCTTGTGGCCGGACAGGCGGATCACCTTCTCCTCGGTGTACCACTGCTCCACCAGGCTCAGCAGCTTCTCGCCCTGGATCTGCACAGCGAAGCGCAGGTTGTCGAAGGGCTGCGTGGTCACGACCGAGCCCTGCAGCTGGCGGGCCTCGATCGCGCGCCCGCTGACGGCATTGGTGCGCCGGCCCAGGTTCTCGTCGCTGATGCCCGCGGACTTCTGGATGGCCTGGCCGTCCAGCGTCATCATCTGCACCTGGCCGGCCGCCATCTCGCTGTCGCGGTGGACCTCGAACTTCTTGCCGGCCCTGTAGATCACCACGCCGTCCGGCTGGTTGACCTCCTCGCGCGCTTCGTTGATGTCATCGAAGGCGCCCTTCTCCGCAAAGATCTGGTTCGTGGACAGCAGGAACAGCGCCTTGCTGGCCCGTTTGTTCAGGTCCATCTGCAGATCGCGCACGCGGCGCACCACCCCGTAGGGCATGCGGTCCCGACCGCGCCGGTAGCACCAGATGGGCGTCAGGCTGAAGCTGTTGTGGCGCATGGGCGTTGGGCCCAGGGCCAGCAGATGGCCCTCGGTGAAGACCGCAACGTGCATGCGCATGGCGACACGCTCCACGATGGAGCCGCCATGAGCGCCCACCACGGCGCGCAGCGCATGGTCCCAGGGCTCCACGAACGAGCCCTTGAAGGGGCCGCTGGTCACCACCTGCACGGACGCCGGCATGCGGAACTGGCACTCGATCAGGCGCACGCGGCGCCGCGCCTCGCTGTCGATGTTGCCGCGCCCGCCGGCCAGGTAACTGCCACTGGTGCCACTGACGTGGCGCTCACTGGTGTGGCCCTGAAAGAAGAATTCATCTTCGGCCCACTGCTGGGCGCTGAACTCCTCCTCGCGCAGCACAGCGCGCTCCAGCACGTCGCGGCGCTGCGGGTACATGGTGATGGCCACGTCTTCGTCCACCCAGCGCGTGCGGAACAGGTAGCGCGCATCGCTCAGGTCCGGCTCCATGGCCATCGAGTCCCAGAGCACATTGCGCCAGTCCTCGTACTTGTCATAGACGATGTCCTTGGTGGGGTCGTTGCGCACGCCGGAGTCCACCCAGCCCACGCCCACCTTCACGGTGTCCTCGAAGGCGCGCGAGCGGTTGAAGGTGGTGCGGTTCACGTCGCTGACGTACTTGAGCACCTTGGTCTTCACGTCTGCCAGCTGCACGTCGTCCTCGGCGCGCGGCAGCACGCTCCAGTCCACGCGCGCGCGGCGCTCCGTGCCAATGAGCCAGTCGCACATCACGGCCACCTCGTTGAACACCAGGGGCACTTGGCCGCGCTCCTCCAGCGTGGCCGCGTCGGCCGGGTCCCACTGGTCGCCGTCGTAGTAGTCGGCGTCGATGGACATCTGCAGGCGGTTCTCGGCCTGGATCTCGCGCTCACGGTAGTACCAGCTCAGGAGCGTGCGCAGGGTCTTGCGGGCCTCGGGCTGGTCCAGCGGGTGCGGCGGCGCCTCCTCGTCGGCGTCGAACTCCAGCGGCACGTCGTTCAGGATGCGCTCGCCCACGCCCGCGCGACGGTTGAAGCGGGCCTCAAGCTGGGACATATTCGGCCCCCAGGTCCGGGATGGTCAGGGCCTCGGCCGCGATCTCCTTGCCATCGGACTTGACCACCAGGGTGCCGAACTCCTGGCCCGCGCGCTGCCATGTGGGCTCGCTGGGCATGCTCACCAGGTCGGGCAGGCCCTCGTTGACGATGGTGGCCACACGCACCCAGTTCGGCCGGTTGGGCTCGATGCCCAGCACCTCGCAGGCCTTGACGCAGGCTTTGGCCAGGTAGGCGGGGTCATCGTAGAGATAGGCCGCGCTCTCCATCACCACGTACCAGGGTGATTTCGGGCGGTAGGCCGGGATCAGGACCAGCGCGCGCTCGGTGTTGATCCAGGTGTAGACGGCCAGCAAGTCCCCATGCTGGCGGTGAAGGTGCGCTTTGCGCAGGTCGATACATGCAGGCATGCCCGCGAAAGTGGCAGGCTTGGTACGGGATCAGCGTGCCATCCCGCCCGCGCGTCGCCTGAGAGGCACAGCGCCCACAGTGTCGTTGTCCATGCGCGGCAGGGACATGGCGATGTAGCGCCATACGTCGGCGCCGTGGCTGGCGTCGTCGTGCAGCGGCTTGCCCGGCTCCCCTGTTCGCGGATCGATCAGGCGTTTGTACCGGCTCAGGCAATCCAACAGCAGCCCGCATTTGCTTTCATCGACATATGCCGTGGAAAAGATGCCACGGGCCATGCGGATGCCGGCCTCCGTGCCGAAGATCGGCAACACCTCGACCTCGCGGCCCAGGTCTTCCAAGATTTGGGCAGATGTCATCCCAGTCTTGGCATCGCCCTGGTTTGCATCGTGGGGCAAGAAATCTGTGCCCCAGCGGTAGGGCAGCTTCTCCATCTCCTCGATGTAGCTCTCCAGCGTGCGCCGGTTGTCCTGCAGATAGTTGATGACCCGCCAATCCACAGGCGTGCGCTGGACCATGGCGATAGCCATGTTGTCCGCGTAGCCCAGATCCCAAACCGTGTGCACGGGCAGCTTGGGGTTGTAGGGCACCAAGCAAACGCGGCCATCTGTGTAGAGCCGTTCCACCTCCTTGGCATAGATCGCGCCCGCCACGGTGCGCTTGGGCTGGCCCTCCCACACATTCCAGTAGCTGTCCGGGTCGCGCTTGAAGTGCCGGCGGCGCTCCTTCTCCAGCACCTCCGGAAACCAGGGGTTGTCCCGCCAGTTGATTTCGCACAGCCATGTGTCGCTGTCGGCGGCCTCGATGAACCGCGCATAGGTGGCGTCCGTGGCCAAGTCCGGGTTCAGCGTGAGCCAGATTTCCGAACCAGGCCGGCGGATGGTCGGCACCAGCACCTCCCAGCTGCGCGCGCTGACGCTCTGGGCCTCTTCCACCCATACGATGTCAATGGCCTCGTAGGATTTGATGGAGTCCACCGTGTGGCTCTGCAGGCCCGCGAACAGGATCAGCGTACCGTTGGCGCCGCGGATCTCCGTGTCCAGCACATCGTAGAAGCCGCCCAGGCCCAGCGCCGCGATCTGGTCGGATAGCAGGCGGTGCACCGAGTCGCGCATCGACTTCTGGATCTCGCGGGCGCACAGGATGCGCAGGGGGCGGTTGCTGCCCATCACCAGCAGGGCCATGGCGACGGACCAGGACTTGGCCCCGCCGCGCCCGCCGTACATGACCTTGAAGCGCTTCGGCTGGAACAGGCCGCGCAGCTTCGAGGGGAACTCGACCCGAACGCGCGAGTGGTCTACCTCGTAGTCCTCGGCAAAGTCCGGCTCCTCCTCGGCCCGGTGCGCGGCCTGCATGCTGGCGGATAGCAGGTTCATGCGCCCTCCCCGTCCCGTGGATCGTGCTCACGCTCAGGCGCGTCCACGAAGTGCAGCTCGAAGTGGCCCACGTTGCCGCCGCCGTTCGGCCCCTTGCCCGCGTCCTTGTCGTTCATGCCGAAGGCCTGGCGCTCCATGTCCACCACGATGCGCAGGCTCTCGGCCAGCACCTTCATGGTCTTGGAGCGCTCCGGCAGGCTGATGACCTTCTGGTAGAGGTCGTTCAGCTTGTCCATGCCGTTGTCTTCGGGCGAGCGCAGCATCTCGCCCAGCTCCTGCAGGTAGGCCACCGTGTCCGCGTCCGCCATCTGCTCCAGCTCATCCAGCAGAGCGTTGGTGATCTTGCGCGCCCTCTGGATGTCCCGCCTGTGCGCCAGCCTGATGGTGGCCACAGCCTGCGCATTCGCGTCCACCACTTCACGTTCGGACGCAGTACGCTCCGCGCGTACCTCGCTGCGTACCGCCTCCTTGCGTACCAGCTGCTCAGCCTTCTCCTGGATGCGCTCCGACAGGTCCCGGCTCCAGTCGTCACGCTTGGCACGCTTGCGGATCGCTCCCTCGCTGATGCCCTGCTCTCCTGCGATCTGCCGAAGGCTCTTGATGCCCGCCCTGTAGTCCAGCTCAATGCGTTCCCACTGTGGGACTTGCTTGTGTTCCTTGCTCATCCCATGAAGCTGACAGGCTTGGGACGGAGGCCAGCAGGACACTGGCAACGGTCAATTGAGGTTCACGCCTTAAAAACTACAAAACAGCAGCTCAATTATCAAAGAAGAGGACAGACACAAGCCAGCTCGATACAGTTGTAATTTAATGTTCGCATAACAAAGCAACCGTGGAAAAAACATGCTGACGACACGCTGGCCAGCCTTGAGAGGGGCTCATAAATCAATCAAGGAACCTACGAAAACCGCTGGAAGTCTGCTGCCCGGAATTCCGGATAACAGGACCATGAAGCAAAAGCATTGGTGGCTGCCCTTGCTCGTGGGCGCACTGGGATCCGTGGCATCCCATCACGCTTTGGCACAGGTTTGCAGTTCCAGCGCAGGCCAATCGGCCACATGCATCGTGCCTCCAGGCGTGTATGCCCTGACCTACGAAGTTGTTGGTGGCAACGGCGGGAGGAGCGGAGTATGGGACGTCGGCATAAGCACAAGCCCTGGAGGGCGAGGTGCGCGCATCACGGGCACGCTTTCAGTCATGCCGGGCCAGATTCTCTACATGAGCTCGGGCAACAACGGCGCGGACGGCAATGACATCTCGCCTGAAGGCGGCGGCGGCGGGGGCTACTCGGCAATTTCTTCAATTAGCGCGACCCAGGGGCCTTTGGTCGTTGCAGCCGGTGGAGGGGGCGGTGGCGGCCGTGGTAATGGCTTCACGCCCGGTGGCGACGCAGGCAGCCCAGGTATAGGGACGCCGAGCCAATATGGGGGCAACGCGGGATCCGGATCCATAGGCGGATCGGGAGGAGCCACCGGTGCTCCAGGAGCCTATGGCGCAGGGGGATCTGGCGGTGACATGGGCGCACCAGGCCTTACTGGAGAGAGTGTGAGTTATGGCGCAGGCGGAGGCGGAGGCGGAGGCTTCGGCCGAGTTGGCGGGAATGGCGGCACGGCCGGAGGAGTCACAAACAGCAACCTGCCACAGAACTTCGGCGGTGGCCAGGGCGGTGGCTCAATGTCAATACGTGCCCCAGCTGGCGGCGGTGGGGGCGGTGGATACGCCGGCGGCGGAGGCGGCGGCATGTTTGCTGGCGGCGGCGGCGGCTCCAATCTTGTGCCTTTGGATGGAACCCTAAGCCTGGGCGATGGTGTACCACGCGTATTGCTCTACATCGCGCCACCCACTATCGCTAACCCTTCGGCCGATAATGTGACGACCACCGCGGCCACGTTGAACGCTGGCGTGAGCGCACAAGGGGCTGATGTGAGTGCAGCCTACTTCCGCTTTGGCACCGATCAACAATCTGTAAACAGCGATGGCGGCGTGCTGGCAACAGCTACGCCTGGCACGATTACAGTCGCGGCAGGTGCTACTCCCGTAAATGCGAGCCTAACGAACCTGACTCCAGGCGCAACTTACTACTTCCGCGCCTATGCCGTAAATTCAGGAGGCACCGCGCAAAGCAGCACGCAGTCGTTCAGCACTCCCAAGCTGACTCAGTCAATCGTTTGGGGTGCATCGCCCATCGTTTCTATTGGGACAAGCAGCACAATCAACGCTACTGGGGGTACCTCAGGCGCCTCCGTGGTGTTCGGTTCCAGTACGCCCAGTACATGCCTTGTCTCCGGCAATCAAGTCACTGGCGTGGCGCCGGGCACCAACAACTGCACACTGACAGCTAACCAAGCTGGCGACGCCTCACATCTACCCGCTCCACAGGCGACGCTGACTATTTCAGTGGTCGCAGGCGTACCAAGCGCACCCCAAAATGTCAGCGCAACGCCGGGCGACGGCAGTGTCCGTATCGTCTGGACTTCCCCATCCAGCGACGGCGGCAACGCCATTACCAGGTACGAGGTAACGGCAAACGGCGCGCCCACCGCGTGCACCGCCTCACCCTGCAGTGTTTCGAGCTTGGCCAATGGCGCGGCCGTCAGCTTCGAGGTGCGCGCGCGCAACGCCGTCAACGCGGGCGCCCCGGCAGTTGTCAGCGCCACGCCCAGGGCACTTGCAAATGCGCCAGTGTCGCTACCAGGCGGTAGCGGTTCGGTCATGGTCACCATCAGCGGCAATCCACCGGGCTGCGACTTGAATGGACCCATCACCATCGACGGCAGCGTTCCGCCCGGTGCACCGGTACAGACTGCACCGCCACTTGGGGTACTGCGTTTCGCCGCCAGTGGCTGCACCGGCAGCACGCTGAAAGTGAAAGCGGTCTACCCGGCTGGCAGCCTGGGAAGCGTCAAACCATACAAGTTTGGACCACCTCAGCCAGGGGAAAGCGCTAAATGGTTTCCGTACGGCACAGTCACTGGCGATTCCGTGGTCTACGAGGTGACGGACAACGGGACAGGCGACAACAACATCACCACTTCAGGTGCGATTGAAGACCCATTTGCTTTGTTCGCGCTGCCGGCGACCGGTCCGGTGGGCATTCCCACCCTGTCGCAGTGGGGCATCTTCGTGATGTCGTTTCTCCTGGCGATGTTCGGACTGCGACGTATGCGCCGCCAGCGTTGATAAACCACGCCAATGAAACAAGGCCCGCATTTGCGGGCCTTGTTTGCTTCTGAGTATCGTCAAAGCTCAATGGCTGACAGACGATAACGAAGCACGGGCTTGCGTGCCGGCAGCTCGGTGAGCCGGCTTTCCACCTGCCCCTCACGCACCAGGTACAGCAGTGCCCAATCGATCTCCCCTTTGCTGCGGCCCAGGGCCAGGATCAACTCGGAATGAAAGAACCAGCGCCCGGGGGCCTGGCGTAGAAACCGCAGCAGCACGTCGGTGCCACTGCCCGGGCGGATGACGCCCGCGGGGCGCGGGTTGTTGTGGCGCACCACCTCCTCGTGCCAGCCCTCCAGCTGGCCAGCCATCCAGTCCATGCAGCTCAAGTAGTCACACCTTCGCGCTGTATGCCTGGGCCATTCCCTGATCGCGTAGCCATTGCGAGGCCTCGGCGCTCGCCGCGCGCACCAGGTCGTGGCGGCCAACCCCTTCGCACCGGGCAATCAAAGCCAGCAGGAACTGGTTTCCCTTCGCCTTCTTTGCGGCTTCCCGCAACTCCTCCACCAGCCCGCGCAGGTCGTGAAGCTCCAGACGCAGCTCGGCGCGGCGCTCCTCCAGCACTGCGCGGGCACCGCGGGGGCAATTGATACCGTCCGACAGGTAGGCGCGTTTGGATGCAGCCAGGTCGAGCTCAACCTGCAGCAGCTCCCGGCGCAGGGCGTTGTATCGGGCAATCGTGGTCATGTTCTCCCCGTCTCAGAAAAAAATGGGTGTTGCATTAAGCAGGCCCAGCGCCCACAGCACAGCGGCGCGGTCGCGGGCATCGGTGTTGGGAGCGCCGGCCAGCGCACGCCATGCCAGGACCTGGCGCAGGTGCGCGGCCATGAACGCGGCTTCCTTGCGCGCGGCCGGTGCAGGCCCCTGATCCAGCCAGGAATGGCACGCAGCGCAACCCCAGGCGCTGTAGTGGTCGTCGGCCTTCCTGCGCTCGCCCTTCCCGTGGATGGACAGATTGCTGTGGCAGCAGACCACGGTGGTGGTGTCGTTCGTGCAGATCCCGGGGACCAGCAGCAGGCACTGCTGACCCTTGGCCAGGGCACGCAGGCGCGGGTTGCGCTTGGCCACGGTCTTCGGCGCGGGCACGACCTGGTGCTGGTCGATGAGCGCCACAGTGGCAGCGCGCGGCCGGGCCTCGGCCATGGCGCGGGCAGCGCGGGCCTCCAGGCGCTGCTCGCGCGCCAGCTCGTGGGCGGCATGGGACGCAGGAGCGGCCCG